ACTTGTTCCGTTAGTTGCAGTGTAATCCTGACCACGAACCTGCAAAGCACCATTCACATACACAGCCTCGGACCCTGCAACATATGCAAGGGTTAAACTGTTTGCGTCTACACCACTGATTGTGGTTTGTGCTGCTGTTGCAATGAAGTAGTATCTGGTTAGTTGACGGTTGTATGTGTCAACATCCCCATCGGAGTCTACCCACAGGTCGCCTGTTGCGGGTCCTGTTGGGGCACTTGTTTGGTAGGCGATTGGTGATTGTGGTGTTGTTGGTCCTATTTGTTCAAATGTTGTGCCGTTGTAGAAGTATAATGGTTTAGTCATTTTAATTCTTCAATCCGTAGACGCGAATATTCCCAGTAATAGTACCTGTATTAGGATAAAAACTAAAACCATCAAAAGAAGTAGTATTATTAAAACATACAGTTGATGTGTTCATATTTCCTACAGTAAGAGTAGAAAAAAGAGTTATAGTAGTAATTACAGATAACGCTGGTGCAAATATGTCAAAAACTAAATTTTGTGCTTGAGTTGTTACTCCGTTTAAAACAGCAGAAGTTTGAGTTCTTGCAAAAGTATTTGTATCAGCACCAGTAGATGTTGTTGAATTTCTATTATAATAATTATATGTAGCACCTGAATTATCTGTTCCAGATGTTCTAAATCTTGTGTTAAGACTTACATCGGTTGATGCTGATGTAATAGAAAGTAAAACTCTGTAATTATCATAAGCACTTGTAAAGCAACCATTTAAAGAAACAGAAGATGCACCAGAGAAAGTAACAGCACCATTAGTATCAACAGCACCAGTTCCTGAACCAACAGCAACGCTAGTTGGAACAACCATTTTCATACCAGGTTGAGCAGCAGCATAAGATTGAGTAGCATAAGTAGCCAAAGACTCAACCTCAGTGGCAACACTCACCCAAGCAGAACCAGACCAAACATACATAGGTTTCGGCATAATTACATTCCACCTAACATAAACGGATGAATACCCTCATTATAAAGTTCAGTCTTCAAAATAAAATCGTTCTGATTCAAACTAGATGCTGTAGCATCAGAATCAATCCATAGTGTACCAGTAATAGTAGCAGAAGGAGCAGACGTTTGATAGGCAGGCAAAGGACCAGTCGGACCAGTACTACCTGTCGGACCTGTAGCGCCTGTAGCACCATTAGTACCAATTGTTCCGTTAGTGCCAGTGGCACCTGTTGGACCAGTTGAACCAGTTACACCTGTAGGTCCAGTTGCTCCAGTAGCACCATCAACACCAATTGTGCCGTTAGCGCCTGTAGGACCAGTAGGTCCAGTAACGGTAGAAGCAGCACCAGTAGGTCCTGTAGCACCTGTTACAGAGGCACCTGTAGCCCCTGTGGGTCCTGTAGGGCCAGCAACAGTGGAAGCGGAACCAGTAGAACCAGTTGGTCCGGTGGCACCTGTGCCACCTGTTAAACCTGTAGACCCAGTACTACCTGTAGCACCTGTTAAACCTGTAGAACCTGTGGGACCGGTAGAACCGGTTGCGCCAGTGCCACCTGTGGCACCGGTAATACTTGTACCAGTAGTACCAGTAGGACCAGTAACACCTTGTGAACCGGTAGGACCCGTTGGGCCTGTACCACCGGTAGGACCAGTGGAACCAGTAATAGAAGAACCGGTAGCGCCAGTAGCACCAACAGAACCAGTGATACCTTGTGGGCCAATAACACCAAGTTCAACAATTTCAGTCTGAGTTGACTCAACATTGAGAACAGTAGTAGTAACCGGAATTTCAACAACTGCTGTAGAAAAAACTGTTGCCATTTAAGAAGTAACCCCTTCATAAACAATGAAGCCACCCTCAAGCAAACGAGTAACAACACTTGTAGGAGAAGTAACTTCTAAATCATAAACATACTGACCTGCAGTTAAAGCAGTAGTATCAGCAGCAGTTAAAGACAAAGTGAACTTACCATCAGTTGTACCAACAGTGATACGACTATTAGCAGAAGTTAAAGAAATAATTGTTGTTGCAGAAGTAGCAGAATTTTTGACACTCATAGCGGCAGTGTAACCGGTAACATCAACATATTCACCATCAATTTTCCATTGTGGTGCAAGACTGAAAGTTGAGCCTTGATACACTTTCATATTATATCTACCTGGTGTCATTATTCCTCTATTATGTAAGCGCCGTAACCGGCAGCAATTAAACTTGTACGTTCAGTTGTAGAAATCAAATTGGCGTGACCGCCAGGATAGTAGTACAAAGCGGATTGTGTTTCCTCAACGCTTGGTGTACGAACACTATAATAAGAACCGTCAGTTCTTTGTAAAACACTATTAGCCCTAGTTAACTTATATCTATAAAACAATGCGCCACCACCGGCAGGACCTTCAGCAACAGTAGGTGGTAAAAAGTAATAAGCCATTGTTCTCCTTAAAGGGTGTAACCCCCGCTTTTCCGGGCGGGGGTCACAATTGTTCCTAACGAATTAGGAGTTGTTGATGCTTGAGGTTGACTCAATGCGGAACAGGGATGCTTCGCGGTAGCGAGAGAATCCAAGAACGCCGTACCATCCGATAGGACGGAAACGCATTAACTTATCGGTCACAGGACCAATCACTACGTGTGGCTCTTCAGCAACGGCTTCAGCCAATGCTTGCTTACCACAAAGAAGTGTACGGAATACACGTGCGCTTGAACCACCGTCTGTAGCATTGTACAAACGTGGTGATTCTACGAACATTGCACCTTCGTAAACACCGATTGAGCCTGGCCAAAGATTGCCAGCACCTGATTCGTTGTAAACGTGTGCTTCGCGCCATCCGCCTGCGCCTGTTTCAGCACGTAAATCGTGTGAAACTTCAGGATGTATACCAACCCAGTACAATTCGCCCATACGGGGAACTGCTTTGTTGGTACGCAACTTAGCAATTGCTCTACGGATATTTGCTGAAGTGATTTGTGAATTTGAACCACCGGTAACACCAGTAGTTGCAGTTCCACCACCTGAGTAAATAACGTTTGAGCCTTGACGTAGCACTGTTTGTGCAAAACCGTCAATAGAGTCTGCCATATTGAATGCGATGATGTCAGCAATTGCTGGGTCAACATCAGACAATGAGAACAGTTCTAACTTGCGTGTTGCAATAGCAGCATTACCGTATTCTGCAAGAGTTACGGTTACGCTGCTTGTATTACCCAAAGCAACTGAATCTGGGTCAGTTGTTTCAGTCAAAGTGCCGGTTACTGCCGATAAATCAGTGTATAACTGGAATACGACAGATGAACCTGGCATAGCCTGTTGGGTTGGCTTCTTGTCTGCAACGTCACGGATAAGTGGCATTGCACGAAGCGCAAATTCTACATAGCGGTCATAAGCAGTTTGTACCAAGGAAGTTCCCAGGGACGCGGTGCTAGTGCTTGTATAATTTTCGGCCAATTTAGTTCACCTCTTTCAAGGTTGATAGTAGTTGCGGTTTAACGCCCAAGTGATTGACCGAAAAGAAGTTGGTCAAGTTCATCTTTGCTTTTCGCGCCCATAACCTTTTGGTGTTGCGTTTGCTCACCTGAAGGGTTTTGTGCTGTTGAAGTCACATTGTTGATACGTTGATTATTTTTTACGGTTTCTTCATCTACGGACGGTTGAACAGGTTCAGTTGGTTTAATACCAAACACATCACTGTATTCGGCAAGCCAAGCATCAATCTGTTCAGGTGTGTTCACATCACTAGGAATAAGTTTTGCTAGTTTATCTGATACACCTTTTGAGGCCAATACATCTTTAACGGAACGAGAACGCATATCGGAACGCAGTTGGGACAGTTCAGCCTCAATGGCTTCACGTTCCTTTTGTGCTTTCCTTAATGCTTTGCGAAGTTCGGCTGGGCCGTTATCTTGCTCTTCTGTTTCGTCTTCGTATTCGTATTGGTTGGCCATTGCAGCCACTCCCTTTCATTAAGTTGTCGTACACCACATACACAAACAGGGGAATCTGTGTTGGCTTGTACTACCGGGCTTCGGTTACGCTTCTAAGTGCCGGTGCGCTTAGTAGGTTTTTTAAATCTGGCCTGACATACCGCGTGATAGAGAACCTCTACCTACGCCTGCTTGGCCAGCAAATCTTGATTGCTCTTGTTGAGCAAGGTCTTGTATTCTTCTTTTTGCTTCAGCAGATTGGGTTCCACCAAATGTTGCAGAAGTTAATTCTTCTAAACCAACAGGTTGAGAACCAGCAGTAATCTGTGAAAGTCTTTCAGCAACAGGTTGCATCATAGCAATTTGCTCAAAACCAACACGTGCTTGTTCTTGAGAAACACCAAGGCCAGCATAAGTTTCAGCCATAGTCTTAGACGGTTGAATACCTTGACGTGCTGCCTCAGCACCAAACTGTACAGCCTGTGTTTGTTTTAACAATGTTGGCAAAGCACGCTCAGCATCAAGAGCATAAGCAACCATATCGGCATCATTAACACCATAAAATTGTCTAAGTTGTTGTTTAAAGAACGGGTCAGCACCTTCAATAGTTTGTGCTGCAACATCAACACGTTGTTTAAGTTCTGAAGGTGAAACATCTACACCAATAAAATTTGAAAAGTCTTCAGGGGTATCATAAAAACCTGAAGGCAAACCTGCTGCACGCATTGTTTGACGGTAAGCAGATTCTGTTGCAAGATATTCTGCAGGGGATAAAACAGGAAGACCTGTTTTTCTACGTGCAGTGTTACCAGCAAAACGTTGTTGATATTCAGGTGTATCTTGAAGTTTAAGAGTTACAGTATCAGGAGTAAAACCTTGTTGAACATATTCTTTAATCTTAGGTCCAAGAGTACCAAGACCATAGGATTCAAATATTTGAGATAAGTATTCGCTCCAGTCAGTTCTTTGTGTTGCTAAACGTGATGCCTCAACTTGTTGTGCTGCACGTCTGGCTGCTTCCTCATTAGAAACTTCAGGAGCATCAGGAGTTGGTGCTGCTTGACTTTGTAAAAATGTTTGACGTTGTTCAAGAGAACCAAGAAACGCTTTAGGGTCAGTAGTGTTAGTAAGTTTTGAAGCGTTAGCCTTTAAAAATGCTAACTCGTTATTAGACACACCTTGACCAGTTTTAGCAGCCTGAGCAATAACCTTTTGAGCAGCAACCTGTTGTGCTTTAGGTAAAGAGGCAACAGCCGCTTTAGCATCATTAGCATTTTTCTTATAGTCAGTTGCCATTTAGGACACCAATCCAAAATCTTGAAGAACTTTACGAGCAGTACCCATTAAACTATCTTGAGCATTCTTTGTATAATTCCAACGAGGGTCTTTACGAAGGTCTTGTTCAAACTGCCATAAAGGTTTAGTAGAAGGTTCACCTTTATCATTTAAACCAGTTAAAGCCTGGTTAACATAAACATCATTTAAACCAATAGTATTAGCATCAATTTCAAGAATGTTAGACATTGTTTGAATATAAGGAGAAGCAAGTTGGCGAACAGTAAAACCTTGGTCTAATTGTGCAGACAATGTAGGAAACTTAGATTTTGCTTGGTCTCTGATGTATTCTTTATATGTATCAACATCATCTTTAGCAGTTAAAATGTTTGTTGCTGCTGTATTAAACCAACCTTCATCAAATTGCATACCATAAGAACCAGCAAGTTCTTTTAATGTCTTTAATTGTTCAGCAGCAGAACCTTTATTGAAATCAATTTTACCTGAACGAGCAATCTGAGGTTTAATAGTTGTTGCATCATAATTACCTGCAGCCCATTCACGAGCAAGTTTGTTAGCAGTTGCATCATCTAAACCAATACCAAGGTCAGTAGCATAGATTTTTATAGAATCTGATTTAACTTTAATATCTTGAGCAGACACAGCACCAGCACCACCGCCGGCTAATGATGAACCAACATATTGTGTATATTTGGTAGGATTAATAACAAGTTCTTCCCAAGAAGCAGAAGGTTTGTTATTCATTGCGTTACGGTAGTTAGCCTCAGATACAGGAAGAACACGTTTAATTAAAGTATTAGCAAAGTCGCTAGTTACAACACCTGTTCGGTCTTTGTAGCCAATAGCCTTTTTATATTCAACTACTGCTGCTGAACTTAAACCCCAAATGTTATTTGTAAATTGGTTTAATGTAATACCTTGAGAAACTTGTTTACCAACAGAAGGAAGAAATATTGTTTCTTCACCGACTTCAGAACCAAAAACACCTGCAACTGAAGTTGGTTCAATAGTTGCTAAATCAGCAACATTGTCAATATATTTAGCAACAGGAACAGTTCTACCCTGAGTAGTTAAAGGAGCACCATAACCAGAAACAGTAGCAGTTTTTGCTACTTCAGAAGAATCACCAGATGTGCTAGTTTTAAGTGAATCACGTTTTTGAATTAAATCTTGCAAAAATTCATCAGTTGCTACAACAGGTGCACGTTGACCTGATACAGGTTTAACATTACCAGTCTCATTAATGTAATCAATTTGTTTACTTAAACTATCAAATTCATTAGCAGCCTTCTTAGACTTTGCCCCAGCCTGAGTTGATTCAATATATTTTTGAGAGTCTTCTCTATTTGCTGTACGTTTTTCTTCAAGTAAAGTAAGTTCATTATTGACAGTTTTGATTTCAACAGTTTTATCAACACCTGCTTGATTATCTTTTGCTTTTAAGTTTTTAATGCGTTTCTTTAAAGCATTGATTTGAACGTTAAGTTCTTTATATTCCTTAGCGTTTTTTTCTCCATCGTACACAATCTCAGCCAATTAAACTCCCATTAATCTTTTAAACAAAACACGAACAGCAGACTCAGCCTGTGGGTCTCCTGCAGCAATATCTTCAATCTGTGCCATAGCAGCCTTACGAATACGTTCCTTCTGATTACGTTGGAACCTAGTATTACCAGTTAACACTGACAAAGAAAGTTCAGCATTATCAAAAACTTCAATCATACTTCCATACTTACCAGTCAATGCTGTTTTAGGTGCAGAACCTTCATCAATCATTCTACGTAAATCATCTAAAGCATTACGAGTCTTTTGTTCACCTTCAAAAGATTGTAAATCTTCAACAAGAAGAGGCTTATTTCTCAAGAACTCTTCTTTTTCTTGTTTCCACAATCCACGATAATACGTTCTCATAGAAGGAGTAGCAGCAGATTCTATCTGCTCATCGTATCGTGTTTGAAGTTCTTTATAACCAGCATAATCTTCAGCAATAGAAACACGTTTAATGAAATCTTCAATAGGTAAAGACTCAATATAGCCTTCGCGTTTCAAGAAAGCATACTCATCAAAACCAAACTCACCACTAAAGGGAACAAAGAAGGCTGAACCTTCAGGATATTGTTTAACTAAATCTTTATTGCCCTTAACCCAAGCAGCAGCATCTTTAGTTTTCTTAATAGTTGCAATTTTATTAGCATCAGTTTCACCAACAGTATACGCTAACAAACCAGGATTAATCTTAGTCCATTGTTGTAACGCTTTATTGTAAACATCATCAGTACCAGTAGCAGCAATTTCATTAACAAGTTTATTGAACTCTGACTTAAAGTTAACGTTACCTGTTTCTTTTAAGTATTTTGGAATATCTCCACCAAAACCAACTTGTGGGGCAACAGGGGAAAACATACCAAGGAAGAAACGTGTAACAACAACGTTCATAGCAGTTGCTTCAACCTTACGAGTAAACTCGTATTTTTGTTTCTCACTAATAATAGTTAATTCACCATTAGCATCAAGAGTATCAGGTTTTAAACCTTGGCCATTAGCAGCATAGTAGGCCAAAGACTTACGTGCAGCAGAAGCAAACTGTGAATTTTTATCATCTTGGTCAAACGCAGAAATAGCACGTCTAAGGTTAGAAGGAAGAGCAACATCGGTCCAAGAAACATCTTTAGAATAAGAACCAAGAGTTGTTTGCAAAAGGTTATCTTTAATAGGTCCCATAAAGTTAGGTAAGATACGCTCTAACGCAACAAATGTTATACCTGCAAGAGGACCAGAAAACGCTGGAATAGCAGCCTCTGGGTCTAAAGAAGGAGTTAACATTTTTATTTTACCAGTAAACTCTAAAGGCATTGGCATAGCAAAATCTTTACCAGTTAAAATTTTAGTTATAGGACTGATTGCTTGTGAAAGAATTTGGTCTGCAGGAAATACAAAGTATCTTTCACCACCACCTGCGCCCATAAGTGTTGGTTCATCGTTTTGAAAAACAAAACCTGAATGGTCTAAAGCATCAGTAGCAAGACGCAATCTTACAAGAGATTCTGGATTTTTAAATACAATCCTGTACGCTCTACGGTAAAAGTCTTCTTGCGCACGATAAAAACGTGCAAAGTTTCTCATAGACCAAGCAATATTAGTTCTTACTTCAGGATTATCAACATATTGTAATGTACGTTTAGCGG